ATTTAACCAAGCTATCTCAACTTGATTACCATCGAAGCCTAAAAGATTAAATATTGCAGCAATAAGTTTACCTTGTAATATTCTAGGGAGTCTATCTGTTGCGGCGGAAAGATCTATGCTATAAAAATTATAACCTAGCTTTCTCTCTGTCGCTAATACATGCGGTATCCCGCCTTTATGATCAAAAGTAAAGTCAGATTTTACTGTCTTTAGAATTGAGAACAGAGTGTAATGTATTGCAGATAATGCTGTTTGTGTTACCCAATCTACATTTGCAATGATTCTAGCCTTCCCACCTGGAGCGGTAAAGTCAAATAATCTAGAATGGATAACTTGTTTTTTTGTAACTTTGAGATTTTCTTTCATTAATAATATTAATTTAATAAAATCATCTCCGTTTTTAAATAAGCTTGCCATCTTTAGGATATTATCCCAAAGATTTTGGTCGTTAGCAACCGCGGCAACATCGTTGTATAACGAATTTGTCGACGCACCGGAATTCGGTGAGCTTGCATTTCCGCTGTACATGACTAAACGGACCGGATTATTTTTATTGAAGTTTACAAGGAAACTTTTAAGCCAATTATTTATTTTCTCAGCCGTGAAATGTTGAGAGATAATTAATTCAATTGATTTTCCGGTATATTCAGTCGTTATCGTAGAAATATCGGGCATAGCGCTTACTTTAAAAAGTCTGTAAACTACAACACTAGAGAAAATTAGGTTTAGAATCATTCCTTTCAATGAATTCTCAAGCTCATCGACGCTTAATAAAAGTGTTGACAGGCTATCGACAATTACTTGACAATTCGGTCTAAGATGTCCTAACTGTAGATTTTCAATATTGTTGAGCCAGACCCTTTTGAGTAAGAAATTCTCTAACATTTTAAAGAATTTTACTATGTCCAGTAGATTTAGATCTTCTTTCTCTTCTATCTCGATTAAATCCGGGTGAACCGGGATCGGGATAATATCGAGGAACATTTTTAAATCTTGACTTCTATTATCTACGGGTAACTTCACCTTAGGTGAAGAGGGAATGAATCGGTCCACAAGCATAAATTTCGCTATAATGAGAACGTTCTTTAATAAAAGATCGATCTCAGTTATAAGAATTGGGCCGTGAACCAATGATGATAAAGCTGCGAATACGCTATTTTTCATTACTGATAGCGGAACAGAGTATAATTTGTAGGAGTTAATCATTTTTTGTTTTGATTTCGAATGCTTAAGTCTGCGCGGGAAGAGATTATAATCTCAACTTCGATCGCTTACACAATAAAGATTTTTATCAAACCCACTTATCTTACTTCGAGCTAACACCGGGAATAGTAATTCCTCTATTTCTGTCCCGTAAGCCTCGGTGGGAGAGATCTTTATTGGAACTCGACAATTGTAACAAAGAATGGTTGATTGGTTACATCTTTACCACGAC